TATATCCATATCAAGAAAAAATGTTTGACAGCTTCACTAATAATCGTTTTTCTATTGTACTAGCATGTCGTCAATCTGGCAAGTCAATTAGCTCTGTAGCTTATCTGTTATGGTTTGCAATATTTAATCCTGAAAAGACAGTAGCTATTCTAGCCAACAAAGGTGCAACAGCTGGTGAGATGCTTGCACGTATTACACTTATGTTGGAGAACTTACCATTCTTTTTACAGCCAGGTTGTAGAGCTCTCAACAAAAGATCTATAGAATTCTCCAACAATTCAAGAATTGTATCAGCAGCTACGTCTGGTTCATCTATTCGTGGGCTTTCGATTAACCTATTGTACCTCGATGAGTTTGCGTTTGTTGAACGCGCAGCTGAATTCTACACTTCTACATATCCTGTTATTTCATCTGGTAAAGATACCAAGATTATTATCACCTCCACAGCAAATGGCATTGGTAATATTTTTCATAAGATATGGGAAGGTGCTGTTCAGCGCACTAATGAGTTTACACCATTCAGAGTTGATTGGTGGGATGTTCCTGGACGTGATGAGGCGTGGAAAGAACAGACAGTAAAGAACACATCTCAGTTACAGTTTGATCAAGAGTTTGGAAATACATTTTTTGGTACTGGCGATACACTTGTGAATGCAGAAACATTAATGGCACTAAAAGCTGTGCCCCCCAAAAGATTACTAGAAGGTAATAGTCTATGGGTGTATGAAGACACTAAAAAGAACCACGAATATATTATGACCGTGGATGTTTCAAAGGGAAGAGGGCAGGACTATAGTACGTTTAACGTGATCGATATTAGCGAAAGACCTTTTAAACAGGTAGCTGTATATCGCAATAATGTTATCTCTCCAATTCTCTTCCCTGACATTATTTATAAATATGCAAAAGTCTACAACGAAGCATATGTTATAGTGGAAGCAAATGATCAAGGAGGAGTTGTATGTAATGGACTCTACTATGATCACGAGTATGAGAATATGCACGTATCTTCTTCCATCAAGGCAAATGCTTTGGGAGTTGAGATGAATCGTAAGATTAAAAGACTTGGTTGTTCGGCTATTAAGGATATCCTTGAAACCAAAAAAATTAATATTCAAGATGAGAATACAATATTAGAGATCTCCACATTTGTAGCAAAAGGTCAATCCTTCGAGGCTTCAGATGGCAACCATGATGATCTAATGATGAATCTAGTAATGTTTGGATACTTTGCTACGTCTTCATATTTTGGAGATATGACAGACATTAATCTTAAAGAAATGATGTTTAAACAAAAAATGAAAGAAATTGAAGACGATATGGTTCCATTTGGCTTTTCAGATGATGGGTTGGATGATATACCAGTTCAAGAAGAAGGATCGCCGTGGGCAGTTGAGTATGCACGAGATTTTTAATATTATAAATAAAGTCATAGTGAAAATCAATCGTATTATGGACCCGCTTATCATATAGTTTCTCGAGAGGAAAAAATCATGGCATTTTCAGAATCTCCGGCCATTACCGTCAAAGAGATTGACGCATCAGGTGTAGTGCCTAATGTATCTTCCTCAACAGGTGGTATAGTTGGACAATACAGATGGGGGCCAATGAATCAAGCAACACTTGTTAGCAATGAAGCTAGCTTGGTTGAAAAATTTGGTACACCCTCACCCACAACGTCAGTAGACTTTCACTCTGCTGCGTTCTTTCTAAAATATACAAACGCATTGCAGGTTGTTCGTGTAGGCAATGCAGCTGCAGTAAACGGTTATAACGAAGACTCTGCTAACGCTGGTCTCACACCACAGATTACTGACACAGACAACTTTGACAACCAACAAGCAGCACTAGATACTGCTAAACACACATTTATGGCTCGCTGGCCTGGTTCTTTAGGAAACAGCCTTGCAGTCAGCATTTGTCCAGATGGGGACTCTGCAGGAGTATTCAATAACTGGGCATACTCAAGCGCTTTTGACGCTGCACCTAACACTTCTGTCCACGCTTCTGGTCTTGGTGCTAGTAACGACGAAGTGCACGTAGCGGTAGTAGACAGTGACGGAGAGTTCTCAGGCACTCGCGGCACAGTTCTAGAAACATTTGCATTTACTTCCATAGCATCTGATGCTAAGAACGCAGACGGTTCAACAAATAATATTCAAGATGTAATTAACAGACAATCTCAATATGTTTGGATGGCTGGGTATCCTTTAGTTCTTTCAGAAGCTAATGGCGGCACAGCTGCGGCGAATGGTAAAGACTACCAGATGTCGGGCGGCGGCGCTACTAAGAATTACGCCATGAAAAATGGTGCGGATGGTTCTGTTGGAACATCTGAAATTTTGAGTGGTTTCGATAAGCTAGAGGACAAGGATCAAATTCAGGTAGACTTCTTAATTTGTCCTGATACAGCTAGCCAAACAGATAACGTAACAGTTGTTAATGATATCACAGGCATTGCTCAAGGCATTCGGAAAGATTGTGTAGCAGTGGCTTCTCCTGCAAGAGCAAACGTTGTTGGTGCTTCTACTCCAGTAACAAGCTCTGTAACCAACACTAACCTTTATACCAACTCATCATATTTGGTTGTTGATAACAACTATTTGAAAGTGTATGATAAGTATAACGACAACTTCATTACAATCCCTGCTGCTTCGTCAACAGCTGGTATCATGGCGGCGACTGACGCAAACGCTGCAGCATGGTTCTCACCAGGTGGTCCTCGTAGAGGTCAATACTTGGGTGTAACTGGTATCGCTTACTCTCCTAACAAATCTGAAAGAGATGTTTTGTATAGAGCAGGTGTTAACCCAATTGCTAACATTCCTGGCCAAGGTCTTCTGTTGTTTGGTGACAAAACTAAACTCAATAGACCATCCGCATTCGATCGTATCAATGTACGTAGATTGTTCTTGGTTATCGAAAGAGCAATTGCCCTTGCAGCTCGTAACGTAATGTTTGAATTCAACGATGAGTTTACTCGCGCAGAGTTTACTGGTATCGTAGAACCCTTCTTACGTGAAGTTAAAGGTCGACGTGGTATTACAGACTTCCGTGTAATTTGTGACGAAACAAACAACACATCTTCTGTAGTAGACAGAAATGAATTTGTAGCTACGATTCTAGTCAAGCCTGCCCGATCTATCAACTTCGTTACTCTTAACTTTGTTGCTGTTAGATCCGGTGTAGACTTCACTGAAGTCGCCGGCACAGTATAATAGCAGTTAGGAGAAAAATACAATGGCTATTTTAGGAGTAGACGATTTTAAATCGAAAATCCGAGGTGGTGGTGCACGGCCTACGCTATTTCAGGTCACACTCAACTTCCCAGCATACGCAGGTGGTAATTCTGAAATCTCGAGTTTCTTAACTCGAGCAGCATCTCTACCTGGTTCAACAATCCCAGAGATGATTGTACCATTTCGTGGACGTCAGTTAAAAATTGCAGGAGACCGGACTTTTGAGCCCTGGTCAACCACAATTATGAACGACACTGACTTTCTTCTACGAAACGCAATCGAGCGTTGGATGAATGGCATGAATGCCCATTCACTCAATTCTGGGCTTGTCAACCCTGTTGATTATCAAGCAGATCTAAAAGTAGATCAGTTAGATAAAGACGGTTCTGTATTGAAAACATATAAGTTTATTGATGCATTCCCAACTTCTCTTTCACCGATTGATCTTGGTTACGACCAAAATGATGTTATTGAAGAGTTTACTTGTGAGTGGTCTTATCAATATTGGACTTCAGATACAACTAACTAAATAGAGTAGGGGGCAGTTAGCTGCCCCCTTCCCAAGAAGTCTGAAGGAAATTAGATGGCTGATAATAATGCGTTAAAGTTGTTTGGCTTTGAAATAAAAAGAGCTTCAACAGCAAGTGATAAAAAACAATTACCTTCGATTGTCCCAGCTGTGGATGATGACGGCGCTGGTTATATAACTGCGTCTGGCTCTCACTATGGGCAATACTTAAACTTAGATGGTGATGAATCTAAAGACAACTCCCAACTGATTATGAAGTATCGAGGTGTAGCAATGCACCCTGAAGTTGATGCTGCTATTGAAGATATTGTAAATGAATCTATATCTGGTAGTGAGATGGAGTCTGCTGTAGATATTGTAATGGATAAAGTCGATGCGTCTGACGCGATCAAGAAACAGATTAAAGAAGAATTTGATGGCGTTATATCTATGCTCAAATTTAGCGATTTGGGACATGATATGTTTAGACGTTGGTATGTAGATGGAAGAATATATTTTCATAATGTTGTCAACGAGGCTAACTTGAAAGCTGGTATTCAAGAAGTGCGGCCTATTGATGCATCAAAGATTAGAAAAGTCAAAGAAGTAAAAAAGAAAAAAGATCCCGTGACAGGAGCTATGCTGATAGAAAGTGTAAATGAGTATTACATTTATCAGGAAAAGCCAGGATCACAAACTTCAGGTGTAAAATTAAGTACGGACGCAGTAACTTATAACACATCAGGAATACTAAGTTCTGATAGAAAGAAAGTAGTTTCGTATTTACACAAAGCACTAAAACCAATCA